ACCATCTCTTTCGCGTATGACGAGCAGCAAGAGCAACGCCCGCAAAGCCGCCTCTGCCGCAATTGCCAAAATTCCGTTCGCGCTTGCCCGCCATATCGCCAGAGCGTGGAAGCCGGAGGCGGCATGAGCGCCTTCGAAACGCTTGAGCGCACCGGGTGCGATGGGTCGAAGGTACAGGCCCTTGCACGGCGCGTTGCGCAGATTGACCGCAGATGTACGACCTTTGAGATCACCCGCGCCGAGCGCGACGACCTCCTCCGCGACGCCATGGACATGACCCAGCTCGAGCGCGATGCCTGCACGCTGGAAGAACTGCGGGCCTTGGACGAAGCCGCAGCCTTGATTGCCAAAGTCCTGAAGTTGGCGTAACGTGACATTTTTGGAGGCACCATGGCTAACGAACTGACCCTATCTGGCCTGCGGATTCAGTTTGCGAAGGCAAACGTTCCGAGCGTGGATTTTTCCCCACCCTCGCTCTCGGTGACGGTGACCGGGACCGCGAACATGGACAACACGCAGATCGTCGGCTTTGCGGCCGAGGAAGCGATTCTGCTTGGGGACTGCACGACCGGGGGCTACTGGTATGTCCAGAACATGGACGCCACGAACTTCGTGAGTCTGAGAGCCGCCACCGGGGCCGCCGACATGATCAAACTCCTGGCCGGTGAGTGGGCGGTATTCAGGTGCCCGGCCACGGCACCCTATGCGATTGCCGACACCGCGGCGGTGAAGGTCCGTTTCGTGCGATTCGCGCTGTGATGGACAGCGAAAAACTCAAAGCCAAATACCAGGTGGTCGAGACTTTCACCGACCGCGTGCTCGACCGGCTGGCGCTCGGGCCGTTTTCCGCTGCTGTCGCGGCCGCCGTCTTGCTCGGCGCAATCGCGTTTGGGATCTGGGTTTCGCGGTGAAGTTTTCGGCTTGACAAGCGCCAGCCATTAGGATGAAATGCTTGCGCGGGATGGTTGCTGGTAGCCCAGAGGGTCCCATAAGCCCTCGACCGCGAGTTCGATTCTCGCTCCCGCAACCAAGAATAAAACAGCCGCTCGTCGGCTATACCGCGCGGGGCCGGCGAGGGTTGCCAGAACCCTCGCCGGCCCCGCAAACACCATGACAGGGATGGGGCTCGTTAAGCCCCTTCACTTTTAATGGATGAAACCAACCTCGAGGAAATGTCGGTCGAGGAATTCCGTGAACTCCAAGCCGAAGCCGACCGCATAGAATTCTCCCAGGCGAAAGAAAACTTCGCCGTCTACTGCGGTCTCCACATCCCGGCAGAGGTCGAAAAAGACGACATGCCGAGGCTGCATGAATTGAGCCTGCCGGCGCGGTACATTCCGGCGACGCATCACCAGTTGATTTGCAAGTTGTTGCAGGCGCTGGAAGAGGGCGAGCTGCATGGGAGGAAGTTCAGGAACCTGATTATTCAGGCGCCGCCTGGTAGTGCGAAAGCGCTTGCGCTCGATACGCCGATTCCAACGCCATCGGGCTGGCGCAGAATGGGCGACATGCAGATCGGAGATTGCGTATTCGATGAGCAAGGAAAGGTGTGCCGCGTGACATGGGTCAGCCCAATCTTCAAGGACAGGCCGGTCTACAAGGTGCTCACTGACTGCGGAGACGAAATCATCGCCGACCATGACCACGAGTGGCGTGCGCGACTTGATAGAAGGCACGGCGCATTCCGAGATCACGAGACACACATCATCGCTCGACGGCGTAACAAACGGGCCATGGTAGAGCACGCGAAGGCTCTTGACCTACCAGACGCAAATCTTCCAATCGACCCCTACCTGCTTGGGATGTGGCTCGGAAACGGTAACAGCGCAGGACTTCGCATTACTTGCCATCAAGATGATGTTAGCTGGGTGCGCGACGAGCTTGGTCGTCTTGGATATAAGACATCCGATTCATCGTCGCCTTTGAATTTTGGAGTGCTCGGCGTTCGCCATCTCTTCGTGCAACTCGGTCTAGTCAATGATCCTGCACACAAGACCTATGGGAAAAAATACATCCCCAAGATTTACATGCGCGGATCAATAAGGCAACGGCTCGCACTGGTTCAAGGGCTCATTGATTCGGATGGAACGGTTAGCAACAAGCAAGGATCTGCGACGTTCTGCAACACCAACGAATGGCTGGCATTGCAGTTCAGAGAACTGGTGCGCTCGCTCGGCGTCAAGGCTGGATGGTCGGTGTCAAAGGCAATGCTCTATGGCGTCCAACATGGTATGGCCTATCACGTTTCCTTCTACATGAAGGAGGCCGCGCGCTCTCCACGAAAGAGCGCAAACGCGAGAGATCAGTACCGAACTCCAAACACGTATATCTCAGCGGAGCCATGCGGGACTGCGGATACGATCTGCATCGAAGTTGATTCACCATCTCATCTCTATCTATGTGGCGAGTCAATGACTCCTACGCACAACAGCACCTACTGTTCGCATTTATTTCCATCGTGGTATCTCGGCAAACATCCAGCATTTAATGTGATTCAGGGATCACAGACGGATGATCTTGCCCATCGCTTTGGACGTAGAGCGAGAAACACGTTTGCAAGTGAACTGCATCACAAGGTCTTCAATGTTGGCGTCGCGTCAGATTCGCGCGCAGCAGGTTCTTGGGAAACAGAGAAAGGTGGCGAATACTTTGCCACTGGCGTTCAACCTTTTGCCGGAAGACGCGCGGAACTCCTTTGTATCGACGACGCCATCCGGGGACAAGAGGATGCGGATTCGCAAAATGTTCTGGACAAGATTTGGAACTGGTATGTTCATGATGCCTGGCCTCGCCTGAAACCGCACGGAAAACAGGTCATCGTTTCAACAAGATGGTCAGAGGGGGACATCATCGGCCGCATCATCCCCAAAACCTTCGCCGGCAAAACCGGATGGGTCAAGGGCAAAGACGGCGAGATGTGGTACGTCCTCTGTTTGAAAGCCGTGATCGAGACCGAAGAGGACGCCGCCAACGATCCGCTCGGGCGCAAGGTGGACGAGATCCTGTGGCCGGAATGGTTCACCCGCGAGATGATGGACACCGCCAAGGTCAAGGCCGGGATCAGAGGCTGGGCCGGGCAGTACCAGCAGATGCCAAGACCCGAAGGCGGAGCCATTCTGCTCTCGAACTGGTGGCGCGAATGGAAACAGGAACTGCCGAAAGTCGAGTACGTCATCCAGGTCTACGATACGGCTTTCGAGGAAGGCGAGGAAAACTCCTACTCGGCTCGAACAACCTGGGGAATCTTTTCTCACACAGATACCCTGCAAAAGAAGGATGGTCTCAACGTCGAGCGGACACGATACTGCTGCATCCTGCTTGAGGCGTGGCGCTCCAAGTGTGAATTCACCGAACTGCGGGATGAGGCGAAACGGGGATACAAGCGATACCGGCCGGACCGGGTGCTGATCGAGAAGCGGGCCAGCGGCCATTCACTTTTGCAAGAACTCCGCCGCGCCGGACTCCCGGTACGCCCGGCAAATCCGAAGTGGATGGGGCGCTCCAAGCGTGCCCGTGCCTACGCCGCTCAGACCGTGCTCGAGGACGGCTGCGTCTTCTACCCCTGCAAGTTCAGGGAAGGGACGTGGACGCCTTACTCGTGGGCGCTGCCGGTGGTCGACGAGGTCGCCGGCTACCCGGATGGAGAATTCACCGATTACGCCGACACTGCCATCCACGCCTGGCTCTGGCTGCGCCAGCACTGGCACCTGAAGCTGACCGACGAGGACGAGGACAAGCCGGTGGAGAAACGACGCATCCAGATGTTTGGGTAGGTGGCGGAAGGCTGAAGAATCGAACTCCGAACCCTGCTTAGGTGTCCCCCTGGTTTTCGACTAAATCGTTTTGCGTGTTTCAGTTCTGATGGCGTGACAGTTGGCGCATACCACGTCACATTTTGCAATCTCAGCATGTAGGACGGCGATGTTTTTGATCTTGGCTGTGGCGCTGCCGATAGCGAGGTTCTTCTTGCCACGAACATGATCGAACTGCATCGCGCAGGTAGGATACTCAATGCCGCAATCGGCGCATGGCCTTGCTTTTGCCAACCCGATCACACGCCTGATCTCGGCGCGACGCTCGCGCGTATAGATCGTCATATACGCCCGCTGTTTCTTTTGGTCCGAGTATGGCAAGATAGTTGAATACTAACATGGAACGGACCGTTCCAGCGGAGCCTTCCGTTGATGGTGGCGGAAGGTGCAGGACTTGAACCTGCGCGGCCCTACTGAGGTGCCGACTTCATCTTAGCAGGATGATGCATTACCGGGCTCTGCCAACCTTCCGATGATTAGGAAGATCGACTTGATCGGGCGAACCGTATGGGAGTCGGACCCATCTTGACAGGTTGAAAGCCTGTTGGCCTCACCGGAAGCCGAACGGTTCCGGTGGTCTCTCGTGTAAGCGCGGTTTTCATGGTGTAAAAAGTATATCAGGTTTTGGTGCGCCCGGAAGGATTCGAACCCTCGACCCGTGAGGTAGAAGCTCACTGCTCTTGATCCACTGAGCTACGGGCGCTTGGCCCGCCGAGTAGGATTCGAACCCACAACCTCCGCGTTCGAAGCGCGGCGCTCTTGTCCGTTGAGCTATCGGCGGCAGAATTATCTGCGCCGACGCCTGAGTTGGTGCTGCTGGCAGGGAATCGAACCCGCGACCGCTTGCTTACGAGGCAAGTGCTCTACCGCCTGAGCTACAGCAGCGATGCGCGTTCGTGTTGTGGTTTCCATGACCGGCATGATACATGAATGTTGGCGACGCAGAAGGGATTCGAACCCTCATCGTACGGATAGACAATCCGTTGCATTGCCTGTCTGCCACTGCGCCAATTGGCTCCTGGGGTAGGACTCGAACCCACGACCCGCTCCTTAACAGGGAGCCGCACTACCTGCTGTGCTACCCAGGAATTCTGGTGGAGATGATCGGAATCGAACCGACGCGCTTCCGGTTGCAGGCCGGATGCTCTCCCTGCTGAGCTACATCCCCGAAATTCTGGAGCGGTCTGCGAGGATCGAACTCGCGCTGCCGGCTTGGAAGGCCGTTACACGCCAACGTGGAGACCGCGTCGGCGGCATTGTACTTCAAAAGTGTGGTACCCCGGAAAGGATTCGAACCTTCAATAGCCTCGTTCTAAGCGAGGAGACTTTGCCATTTTGTCCACCGGGGCGTTATTTGGTGATGAGTGATGGAGTCGAACCACCTATGCCGAGCATGCTTGAGGGTTACAGCCTCACCGATTGCCGTTCTCGCAACTCACCTTGGTGGGCCTGCTGGGACTCGAACCCAGAACATCTTCACGCTTGGCTATGACAGTTTGGGCAAAGGAATCGAAGATTCTTCTTCCTATCGTCCAACCTATTCCTATTACGATGATCCACATCCAATACCAGAGGCTTACCTTTCCATTCTGGCCCCAACCCACACTGCTCACATAGATGGGGGACCCCACTCTCAATCAAAGCCCTTCGCAAATACGCCGCACCTTGTCTGTCACCAACATCACGTTTAACTAAAATACTTGCCGCTGTTCTCCTTGGCTGTTTCTTTCCTTTGTTCCATGCT